GTTGCTGGTATAGGAACATCTCCAAGTAGAGAAGCTAAAGAAACAGAATCTTGGAACGGATCAGCGTGGACAGAAACAGGAGATATAACAAGACCTGCATCAACACAATCTTTTGGTATAGCAGGAGCAAGTAACACATCAGCATTAATTTTTGGTGGAGAACCAGGAACTACTTATTATGTGTACACAGAAAAGTGGGATGGATCAAGTTGGACAGAAGTAAATAATTTAAATACAGGTAGGCAATCCCCAGCAGGTTTTGGAATTGTAACTGCAGCTATTTGTGCTGGTGGATATTCTCCCCCTGCACCTCCAGGAAATGTTGTGGCAAGTAACGAATCTTGGGATGGCACAAACTGGACTGAAGTAAATGATTTAAATACGGCAAGAGGTCAACAAGGTGGATCAGGAGCTTTTACAGACGGTTTAATTTATGGTGGAGGTTCACCTCCTGGAAGAAATGCACAAACAGAGGCTTGGGATGGAACTAGTTATACAGAAGTATCAGATATGGCCACTGCTAGATCTGAATTTGGATATGCTCCTGATGGGGCTAGTCCACAAAGTAGTCAAGCAGCTATAGTTGCTGGAGGTAATACACCTGGTGGTAATGTAGCAACGACAGAAGAATGGACAACAGCAGGACCTACTTCTACTATCTTGGTAGAAGGAGATGCGTTTTTAGGTGGTGGAACAGCTTTTAAAGGTGTTGTTAAAGCAACTAGTCCAGCTACAACGTGGTCGTCTGGCGGTAGTTTAAATACAGCTAGAAGAGACATGTTTGGAATAGGAACAGGTATACCAACAAGTATGATAGCTGGCGGATCAAATCCTCCAAGAGTAGCTAATACAGAACAATACAATGGTACGTCATGGACTGAGGTTGGAGACCTGACTGAAGGTACAACTTCGCCGACTAATATGACTAATGGAACTCCACTTAGTGCTATGGCTGCAGCAGGTAATACAGGACCTAGCCAAGCAGGAGTTCAGGATTCTGAATCATGGAACGGATCATCTTGGTCTAATAGTGCAGAGTTAAATATTTCAGCTGGTGATAGAGGTGGATCTGGAACAGGTGCAGCTGCTTTTGTTTTTGGCGGAACAAATCCTTCTAATCCTAATGGAATAGCTGATTCTGAATTATATGATGGTACTTCTTGGTCAGAAGTTAATAATTTAAATACAGTTAAATATTCTCAAAGTGGTGTTGGAACGCCAACATCTTCTTTGTGTATAAATGGTTATGATCCAGGAGCTTATACTACTGATGTAGAATCTTGGAACGGAACAAGTTGGACAGAAATAGCAAACACAAATAATGCACAGGGTTATGGTGGAGCTGCTGGACAAAGTAATCAAAACGCTCTTAAATTTGGTGGGTCTGGAGGACCAACTGGTTTTTCTGCTTTTACAGAATTATGGGACGGTTCTTCTTGGACTGAGATAGGTAATTTAAGTGCTAACTATGCGGGTAACGCAGGTTCTGGTTCAGCTGCTAGTGCGTTGAACTCTGGTGGTGGTACTAACCCTACTACTTTTAATGCAGTATCTGAAGAGTTTGAAGGATCTCTCACGTTACAGACTATAACAGTATCGTAGACTTGACCTTTATATAGAAAGGTATATAAAGACATTAGAATGAATAAAGGAGATAGAATGTCAAAAGAAAAACGTAATATAGCTACTAAGCTAGAAACAGAGTCAAAGTATTTAACAAACATCTTAGATAGAGATGATGTTAAAAATTTTAAAAAATTAATACCAGAACTACAAGATACATGGATGAAGAAACAAATGTTTCGTACAGAAACAGAAATGAGATTCTCTGTATTATCCGATAATAAATATCCTACCAAAGCTGCAAAGTATTGGCAGTCTGTAAGAGAACAGAATACACACTTTGAAAATTTAGTTCACTTATCATTTGATGCTAGAAAGAATGAAGTTGAGATAAAAAAATTAGAGCGCGATATTAGAAAAGAAAAAGACCCATTAGAGAAAGAACTTAAAAAAGTTGAGTTAGAAGAAAAATTATATGGTAAAGCACAAATGGAACTTGTGGCTAAACATAGAATGAGAGAAGTTTCTCTTTGGTCTAAACTTAAAAAAGAATTTCACGATGGTTCTTTTGATGACAGAGATGTAAACACGCACCAAGCTCAATCTTATTTATTAAGATTCCAAAGACAAAAAGAAACAATAACTCCTGGTACAACACAACCAGAAGTATTTAACATACTTGGGCAACTAGAAGCTTTAGAAAAAGGATTGAAAGAAAAAACACTATCTCTAGATAGTAAGAAAACTAAGAAATTAAAATGAAGTTCGATTTTTGTTATTTAGGTCAGACGGTTTTAAAATACCAGGTCCCCCTGGAAGTATTCGTAGGTCTTAATGAAATCTACGAAAGACAAAAGAAACAATTACCTAAAGCCAACAAGCAACTTGTAGGTAAAATTCAAGACGAAGTATCTTTGTTTTATTCAGGTCCTAACAACGATAAGATGACTCAACATAATTTTTTACCACAAGACATACTTAAATGGTTTCATAGTGTCTTTGATCATTACACAGACTGGAACAAAATAGGTCAAACAAGAAAAAACATAAATTCTATATGGGTTAATGAAATGAAAGCACATGAATATAATCCAGTGCATATACATCAAGGTAAACTTTATACAGGTTTATCTTCTGTAATGATTATGAAACTACCGAAGGAAACAGGTATAGAATATTCTGCTCCTGATAAACCTATGAACGGCAGACTACAAATTATAGGTGCAGCCAATGGACAGTTTTCTAAAACAGATTATTCACCCAATATGAAGATAGGAGATTTTTATGTGTTTCCTTATGATATGAGACATTGCGTATATCCGTTTAACGGAACAAAAGAAGTTAGGAGAACATTAGTTTGTAACGTAGACGTTGATTACAATCCTGTGTCTTCAAGAACTGGAGCGGGGCTACACGAATGATACCAAAAATGCCTAGATGGCAATCTTATGTTGCTCAAACAAAAGAACCAATATTTACACCTGAACAATGCAAAATGATTATTGATGCTGGCCATCAATGTGCACCCGAACAAGCAAAAGTTGGTGGTGGAGAAGCGGGTAAATATGATACTAAAAAAAGAATTACAACAATATCTTGGATACCTTTTTCTAAATTACCTGAGATGTATAAAATTATTGAGAATCAATTATCTATTGTAAACTTAAATCATTTTTATTTTGATGGTGTAAGACTTACAGAACCTGCACAGTTTACCGTGTACCCTAAGAAAGGTTTTTATGATTGGCATATGGATTTAAATGCTTTTGGTCAAGAGGGCCAAAATCCAATTAGGAAAATATCTATGACATTATTATTGTCAGATCCATCAGAGTTTACAGGCGGGGATCTTTTATTTTCAGAGATGGGTGATAACAAACCGCTGACCTTGAAACAAGGACAAGCTATATTCTTTGCATCATTCTTAAGACACAAAGTAGCCCCAGTTAAGAAGGGGGTCAGGAAATCATTAGTCATGTGGTTTGGAGGACCGCCGTTTAAATGAGTCAACTACAAAGAAAAATATTATTTCCAACTGCTGTTTATTTTAAAGACATATCTAATTCTAAAGAACTTAATAAATATTTATTTAAGGAAATAAAGAAATGGCGTAAAGCAGATCCTAAAGGAGAAGCAAAAACTAATTCTGGTTTTGGTTGGCACAGTAAAACAGATATGGATAAGCGAAAAGAATATAGACCACTGATAGATGAATTATTTAAAATGGCTTATGAGTGTAATCAAGATTTTGGTGTTGAAGGTAAATTAGGACTGGGTAATATGTGGGCTAACGTTAATCCTACATACAGTTATAATAAAACTCATACACACCCAAACTCATTATGGTCGGGTGTATATTATATTAAAGTGCCGAAGAACTCAGGCAAGTTATTTTTAGAAGATCCTAGACCAGGACCTAATACACATATGCCTAGAAGACTAGATAATCTACCCGAACAATTATGGAGAGTATGTGCTTATGAACCTGTAGAGGGACGTATGATCTTTTTTCCATCTTGGCTTCCACACGGTGTTGATATAAATCTAAATACAGACAAAGGTGAAAAGAATTGGAGAATATCTGTATCTTATAATTTTATACAAATATGAGTTTTAATAAAAATAAATATCAAGTTATACGTGGTGCTATATCTAAAGAGATAGCAGACATAGCCTATAATTATCTACAGATATCGGCCGAAGCAGATCACTGGATGTTACAAAATGGTGTAACACATCCTGGCAATAAACTTATTGGTAATTTTAATGATGCACAAGTTCCAAACTCTTACGCTAAATATGGTGATAGACTTATGGAAACACTGCTAGTTAAAACTATAGCTGTAATGCAAAAGAAAACAGGTCTTAAATTAGTGCCTACGTATTCTTACACAAGGCTATATAGAAACGGTAATATTCTTAAAAGACACAAAGATAGACCAAGTTGTGAAATATCTACCACCCTTAATCTAGGTGGAGATCAATGGCCTATATTTATCGATCCTACGGGGTCTAACAACGTCATAGACGAGTATAAGAACATACATAAGCCCGGAGCACCCAAAGGTGTAAAAGTAGACCTAAAACCAGGAGATATGCTTATTTATTCTGGATGTGATTTGGAGCATTGGAGAGAGCCTTTTGAGGGTAAATTATGTGGTCAAGTATTTCTACACTATAATCATGCAGACGGAAGGTTTGCAAAAAGCAATTTGTATGATAAAAGACCTATGCTAGGAATAGTCAAATAACGTTGAATATCGACGCGATCTATTATAATCTGGAGGTCTATGGCGTTACAAAAAGTACAATTTTTACCTGGATTCAATAAACAATTAACTGCGACTCAAGCTAAAGGTCAGTGGGTTGATGGTGATAATGTTAGATTTAGATATTCTACACCAGAAAAAATAGGTGGTTGGTCTCAACTAGGCGAGAATAAACTTACTGGTGCAGCTAGAGCAATGCATCATATTGTTAATAAATCAGGTAACAAATTTTCTATTATAGGAACTAACAGAATTTTATACGCATACACAGGTGGTGTATTTTATGACATACACCCGATTCGAGCGACTACAACTTTAACAAGTGCTTTTTCAACAACTAATGGTTCAGCTGTAGTTACAATAACTTTTTCAAGCGATCATAATCTTCAAGCAAACGATATCATATTACTAGATAATTTTAGCACTATTACAAACTCAAACTATGGTGCTTCTGATTTTGACGATAATAAATTTATGGTAACTTCTGTGCCATCCTCAACAACTATTACTATTACTATGTCATCAACAGAAGGTGGTTCTGGCGCAACGACCTCTGGTGGTATTAGAGTGCAAGCTTATTACAGTGTTGGACCTGCAGGGCAACTTCCTGGTTTTGGTTGGAGTTTAGGACAATGGGGTGGTACGGTATCGGGAGAAGCACAAACAAGTTTGAATGGAGGTATTAACTCTTCCACGACGACAATTGTGTTAACTGATGCTACGTTGTTCCCATCATCAGGAACAAGCTTTATTCAAATAGGAACTGAAGAAATTTCTTACACAGGTTTATCTGGTAATACTTTAACAGGTGTGACAAGAGGAGTTAGAAACA